ACTATTTTCTGTTATCTGATACAGAATCATATGAGGGGGCTTTTAAAGTATCATCTGTCTTTCTTATGGCCGATGGCGCGACACCTTCTGAAGCAAACATTATTGCTGGTTTAACCAACATCGACACGACTAATTTACAGAACAACTGGACTGGCTCTATCGGAGTTGGTTAATGAAAACTAGCTTTATCGATAAAATTCTTAATAAATTAATATCAAGAAAATTGATGGTTTGGCTAACTGCTACAGGATTAATGTATGCAGAATTAGGAATAACATCTGAAGATTGGGTAGCAATTTCTTTGATGTATGTGGGTATTCAAGGCCTTTCTGATATCGCTACCCAATGGAAACATGGAGATAATGATTAATGAGAATTGTCTTAAGTACTTTAAAACAAATTATTAAACAAGAAAAAAGTTTTTAGATTATCCAGAAGCCATGTTTGAATGGTTATATGATATCAGTCCCGAGTTTGAAGTGCTGGGCGAGTTATTTAAAGGTAGCGGATATGAAGTTGAAGTTTCTACTGATATATGGGGTTCTCGCTCGTATCGCCCTAAAGGCTTTAAGAAACAATCCCGCAAAAGAACGACAAGAAAACGAAAGGAGTAACTGAATGCAAATTGCAAAATCAAAACTAAAACAACTTATTAAAGAAGAAATTGTTAACGTCAAATTGGTTGAAAAGACCGACGCCGACGAAGCCTTTTCTAAATTGGTTGAATGCTCAGAATATTTAGCCAAAGGTAATGTTGTTGAGTTTAAAAGAGCGCTAAAGCAATTAAACAAAATCAGCGCTAAGGTGTAATTATGTTTACGCTACTTAAGGCGTGGACATGGTTGAAAAACTATTGGTATTTTCCAGTTATAGCTATTGTTGCTTTATGTGTATTACTATATACGCGAAATCCTAGCGCTGCGCAAAAACTTCTAGAAATAAGCCGTGACAGTCATAAAGAAGAAAAAGCAATTCTGGAAAAGGCTGAAAAAGATCGATTAGAAAAAGAAGCCCGCGTTAATGAAAAATACGATGAGATATTAGATGATATTGCCAAGCGCGAAGGTTTAGCTAAACACGAACTGATGGCCAAAAAAGAGAAAGAACTCAAAAGAATTATCAAAGAAACCGATGGCGATCCGGATCTGATGGCCGAAAAATTAAGAGAAAGGTTTGGTATTTAAATGAAAAAGATTATAAGCATCTTAACTATTTTAGCTTTTGTGGCCAGTACAGCCATGGCACAATCAATTCCACCACAAATCCAAGGTATTAAAAAAGATACGCCAGCGCCTTATGACGGTGTACTTTTAAACATGCCCGCTGCCGCTAAAATTTTGGTAGAAGAAAAATATACAGCTAGCGAATACGAACTTCGCTTGAGTTTCCAACTGGAGAAACAAGCGGCTCGATATCAAAAAGAGATTGATTTATTAAACGTTTCGATTGATAGTATTACTACAACCAACACACTGGTTTTAGATTTGAGGGATAAAGAAATAACACGTCTTCAAGATTTGGTATTAAAAGAATCTGAGGACCATTCGATTTTGTGGGCAACGGGCGGCACTGTTGTCGGAATCGCAATTACTATTGGAATGTTTTTCTTAGTGCAAGAGGTATCAAGCGACTAATGGCAGGGTTTGGCAAAGCTTTAGAAAAACTAAGTTCTCTTGTTGCAAGAAAATTTATGGAAATCTTATCTGATGATGAATTCATGCATGATTTAAAACACATGCAAGAAATGCGTTTTTCTATTTGGCACACAATTGAAGAAGAATTTATGGAATTAAGTTTTATGAAAGACTTACACGGTGTGGTCCGATATTATCCTAACGAGACATACCCGTCTGTATATGCTGCATATTCTTTCACACCGGGTGATCGACTAGCAACTGGCAGAATTGATTTACATTTAGACTTGCCAGAACATTACGACTATAATTTTATCAATGCAGAAATCAAAGGTGCAATCAGACACGAACTAGAACATGCCATGCAGGATGAAAAAATCTTAGTAGATTTAGCAGCCAAAGTTACAGCCCAAGATGGTTATGTTTGGCATGATTTAGATAACGCAAGAGAGTATTATACTTCAGAAGCTGAAACCAAAGCACACGTCGTGGGTCTTTATAAACGCGCCAAAATGCAGAAAAAACCCTTTATCAACGAACTAGAAGAATTTTTGAATGACCAATTTCATACAGCATTAATGTTCGATCATTCGGAAGAAGAGGTTAGTAAATTGTTAAATAGAGTTTCCGAGCTTTGGTTGTATTATGCAGACTATCGATATCCAAATTCATTAACAAGGCCGGAAGATTATGTCGAAGCCTAAACTACCCGGAATGATTGCTGGTGTAGAAAAAGCAATTGCAGAAAAATATGGGCCTGAGACTATCGTTAATCCAAAACAATTTTGGACGCCAGAAAAAGAACAGCTATACAAAGAACAAGAAAAAGTCCGAGAAGCCAAGCGCGCCAAGAATCCAGTTGGAGAGGTCGAGCAAAATGGGGTTTTAATTAGTGAGAAACTAATTAATAGGACACATAAGAATGAATGCCCGCGATGCGAGCGTTATACTTTACTGGCAAGGGATGAAATATATTTTGCAAAGTATGATTGTTGTTTTAGGTGTTATATTGAGCATATTGAGGATCGATAAATGACCGCTGACGACAACAAACAAATTTCCGATTATTCTAAAAAACATTCTGAGTTACAAAGACAAGAAGTATTAAAGCTTTTATCTGATATTTCTGCATCGTTGAAAACATTGGTATTTTATGGTGCTTCAAAAACAACCGGAGGCCACGCTTCCGCACGTGCAGAAAAAACGTTTGCTAATACGTATTTAAAAGAACAAAGCACATTGAAAACCATAATTAAAGAAGAAGTGTTAAAACGTATTAAACTTAAGGAGAGTTAAAATTGGCTACAACAATAGAAATAGTACAAGGCTTGGCGCAAGCTGCCGCAAACGCATATGATGGTTCATTGGGTGAAGACTATCAACCCGACAAACCCGGCATCCTTCGACGAGAAGAGGGCAATGCTCTCATCGATCAAAGAGTTATGGACGGCTTTAATGTGAAGTTTCGTGGCGATATAATGGTTTTATCTTATCAGTCTGAGATCCCCCTTAAGGAAGTATATGCGTCCGGCTTTGAAACGGAAGTCGATCAACGGCTTACAGACATCGCAGGCTGGCTCAAGAAAGAATACAAGAAGATCACAGGCAATTCTGTGAGTCTCACCGAAGAGGGAGAAATCGATGTGTTGGTACAAAATTCCTCTCGGGTGCGTACTTGGGTCCAAGCCAACAAGCGCTATAAGGTTGGCGGTCTTGCCGAAGAAATGAACCTGGACACGGGCTCTGAAGCGCCCGTCGAGGAAAGCTGGAGAACCTTCTTAAAGCAAGGTGGCTGGGGCAAACGCCCTCCTAACGATACGAGGAAGAAAGACTCATGAAGATAAAGAAATCCGAATTCAAGCAACTCATTTTAGAAGAAGTCACAGACTTTTATAATCAAGCAGGCCAACGCATGATAAATATGGCCGAATATCAAGAGACCGGAATTCCTCAAGTTGATCGAACCCTGGATCAGATGGAGCGATATAAAGTAAATCAGATAATCGACATTCCATCTGAGGCCGGCCCATTTTTAATTGCACTGTTGCAACGGTTTCTTTCCAAGGACCCCAGGGATCCAGGGCCCGGCGTTCTCCCTAGAGATTTGATGGTAATAAGAGATATTGTATATGATCGATTGGCTGCGATAGAAGCAGAAGAAGGAGGCGAAGAAGAATTTGAAGAAGCGCCTCCCGAAGAATTTGAAGAAGCGCCACCCGAACCATTCGAAGTAGAAGATGTAGAACCGCTAGATGTATGAGCTTCCAATTAGACAAAAAGCAACGCGTCCAAGAAATATTGAAATGTGGCAAGGATCCATCCTACTTTCTTAAGACATATGCGCGCATCTCCCATCCTATGCATGGGCTCATCTTGTTTGATACGTATGAATTTCAAGACGATCTCTTAAAAGACTTCAATGACTATCGCTTTAACGTGATTCTTAAAGCACGACAGCTTGGAATCTCTACTATTACCGCCGGCTACATTGTATGGATGATGTTATTCCATCGAGACAAGTCTATCCTCGTAATGGCCACTAAGTTTGCGACAGCAGGCAACCTCGTGAAAAAAGTAAAGGGTATCATGCGCCAACTTCCCGAATGGTTAAAGATTGCCAACATTAGCGTTGACAACCGCACATCCTTCGAATTGTCCAATGGCTCATCCATCAAGGCCGCTTCAACTTCTGGCGATGCTGGTCGTTCCGAAGCGCTGTCTTTACTGGTGCTCGATGAGGCCGCGCACATCGAAGGTCTTGACGAACTGTGGACTGGCCTATACCCAACACTCTCCACCGGTGGCCGCTGTATTGCGCTGTCAACACCTAATGGGGTTGGTAATTGGTTCCACAAGGCATGTATGGACGCTGAAGCGGGAACTAATAACTTTAATATTACGACATTGCCATGGGAGGTGCACCCCGAACGCGACGAGCAATGGTATCAAAAAGAAACCAAAAATATGTCTAAGCGTCAAATTGCACAAGAGCTACAATGTAATTTCAATACATCAGGTGAAACTGTAATTGATCCGGATTGCATGAAGTGGTTGTTGACCAATGTTAAACAGCCCAAACATCGAACCGGCTTTGATCGAAATTTTTGGATTTGGGAAGAATTTGATCCCACCTGCAATTATTTATTGGTAGTCGATGTTTCACGCGGTGATGCATCTGACTATTCTGCTTTTCATATTATTAAATTAGAAAC